GTATCTTGTATTCTTATTTTTGCATCTGTTCCAGATTTTGAAACATGTAAAGCAACTGAAGGCGCAGAAGTTCCTATTCCCAGACGACCTGAACTATCAAACCTAGCTCTTTCTGTTGAGTTTGTGAAAAATCCAATAGCCCCTGCTGAACTATCATTAGACTTAAGAGCTAACATATTTGGAGTTGAAGAATGAGTAGAACCATAAGCTATCAAAAACTTTTCAGAACCACCATCTTTGCCATCCATAATAAGTTGTGCAAAGTCTGAAGCATTATTTGTAACAAAGGTGAATTTAAGATCATTATCAGTTGAGTTTCTAATAAAACTACTGGTATCACTTGTTACACTTAAAGCACCACTAGAGATTGAACCTGTAACATCTATTCCTGAACCACTTGTGTTAAATCTTTGTACACCATTGTTATATAAAATAGCTTGTCCACCAGTTTGAAATTTAGCCAAGAATTGATTGTTAGCAGTATCGTACAAACTAATTTCTGAACCATTTGATTGTAAAGATAATATGCCACCACCTGATTCTTTAATTATAGAGTTGCCATTACTTGTTTGGTGAAAAATTTCTAAGTCACTACTGTTGCCAAGTTTTAATCTTTTGTCATCAGGCAAAGTAATGCCATGTGAAAAATCAAACTCGTCATTCGTGCTATCCCATAAAATAGTCGCATCAGTAGAAGCATCAACCGCATCTTGTATGGTGATACCAGCACCATTAGCATTTGAGGAAGTATCGCCACTACCAAAATTAAGGGTTATGTTTTTGTCTGCAACATCTAGGTTAGTAGTGTTGATCGTGGTGGTTGTACCTGAGACTGTCAGATCGCCTGAGATTGTGGCATCACCTGTAACAGCTATATTTGCTGCAAAGGTGGCATTTGCATTTGTATCAATACTTAACTGATCTGTACCATCTTTTCTGATATGAAAAGTATTTGCACCAGTTCCAGCAAAGGTTCTGTCGAGTATAAATCTATGAGTTCCGTTGCTGTCTGAATCTTGACTAGCAATTATTTTATTATTTGTATCATCTACAAACAAGTTAATTGCTTGATTTGAACTTCTTCCAACTGCTATCTGTCCTGTATTACCACCTGAATAAAATGTGTGTGCTGAACCAGTAGAGGTAATGTTCCCACTATTAGAGATATTTACAATATTCATAAGGTTTCTACTAGCATCTATCACATCAGTAAGACCTATCTCGAAGTTACCAGAAGCATCAAAGCCACCATAATTGACTGGTGTACCGCCTGAATCTACCCCTTGGAAAGATATTTTACCTTTAGCTGTGTCATTCCTAGCCCTGATATTTAGTTGTGTGCTTTGAGTAATATCTGTAAAAGTGTTTGTACCTTGATCGTCTTGTAATCTTAGTAGAGGCGGATAACCAGATGTACCCCCTGCTGTAGCAATCTTGATACCAGTAAACTCGGTTAAATAAATCGAACCTGCTTGAGTAGAGGCACTAATTAAGTTATCTAAATTGATGCCATCAACCACGATCTTATTTGCATTAATGGTATTCTCTACAGTTAAGTTACCTGAGATATTTAGAGTTGTACCATTGAAAGACAGCTTATCTTTGAGAGAAAACTGACCTGAACTATCAACAAAAAAGCCAGTGTTGCTGTTATTGAATGTGCCTGTGCCTTGATAGAGTTTGCCAGATTCTATCGTAATACCTGCAACTGTACCTGTGGTCAAAGTGACTTGACCGCCTGATGTTGTGAGATTGACTGTACCTGTGTAAGCGCTACTTACGCCAGTGTTACTAATATGTCTGACCTTAACATTGTAAGTCGTAGCTGGTTCAACGTAGAAAGAAAAACTATTGCTTGGATAACTAACATCTGCTGCATCAAAGTTTGAATCTGTTGACTTTTTGTAAGCTACCTCTGTCGTGACAATTTTATCATCGAGATTATTTGTCCAACTCGCCCTGATAAAATGAAGTCTGACTTGTGAATCTTTTGTAAATTCAGCGAGTGCTAGACCTGTAGGTGAACTTACAGTATTATCACCACTGTCTGGTGGACTTGGTAGGGTAGGGTCTGCAACATAAGTTATATTGTTAAAAACTGTTGTGCTGTATTCTTTCAGACTTAAACGTAAAGCCAGATATTGCTCACCAACAAACTCAAACGACATACCGACTATTTCAAAATCTTTGCCACTGTAACCAAGTCTGTCGTTATCAAGGTTGACAATATCGCCCACCTGATGGCTTAAAAATTCCAAAGGCACTAAAACTGAAAGAGTTTGATTTTGTCTTTGATAATCTAAGGCAATACGAGCCAGTCTTTGTGCAGTAAAACTTGATTGAGTGTACGGAAAAGATAAATTCAAAAAGTTCTCATAGTCTGCTTGAGCTTTGCCACTTGGTGTATCTTGTGTCAGATATGTGCTGTCTTTATAAGGTGTGATCTCTGCTGCTATATATTCGTCACTCGGTCTGACGTAGGTAGCTTTGACCCCATTGGCTAATTCTCTGCCTGAGAACTTAGTTTGTATCTGTATAGGTTCTAGTATTTTGTCGTCTGTGATTGTACCTGATGCTGTTCTTTCTTTACCAACAAATAAAGAAAAGACCCCATTGTTATACAACAGTTGACCAGCACAGGCTGACAGCATTGTTTCAAGCACAGTCTGAGGTTCTTCTGTGGACGTAAACTGTCCGTTCAGTGTGTACCTGCTTTCTGTGCCACTTGTGATACTGACACTATCATTACAGTCGCTTCTGGCTTTGACGAACCCTGCACCACTGACAGCATCGTTGATTTCTGTAGATGTAGCACCAAAGCCATAAGTGCTGTCCATTAGATAGTCTCTTATAATCAAGGCTGGGTTTGTAGAATAAACAGTAGAACTTGACACAGGATCAAATACTTTTTTACCTTCGATCTCAAAACTGAAGCTTGGTATTTGTGTAAACTTTTCAGTGTCGTAGATACAGTTGATATAGATATAAGCTATACCTAACATTTTGTGATCTGTTGACCAAGCAGAACTAGAGGACATCTGGGCGACTGCATAGCCATTAGCAGTAGTTTGATCGCCTTTCTCAAAAGCTAGTTTTATCAGACTACCACCAGTGTAAGCCTCGTCATTATCACTATTGGCAAACTCAGGATCAACACAACGAAATACTGTAGTAGAGTTTTCGGTAGCTGAAACAAAGTCATTGGTATCGCTAAGATCAAGTTCTTTTATACCTTTACCAGCATCTATATAAATTTTAGTAATGTTGTTTATTTCATGTCCTGCTAAAGCAATAACTTGATGTAGCACATTTTTTGTAGAAGCTGATTTAGCGGTGAGTGTTCTTTGCACTATTGTACCGCCCACCCTAGTTTTACCATACACAATATTTCTAGGTGCTATCGGGTTAGTGACAGCCCTTTTGATACCTAGGTTACGATTGGCTGTATCACCTGATGATTTAGCAGAAATATAACTCAAAGTAGTTATTGCGGTATAAAATTTCAGTTGCGAAGTAAAAAATTGTTTCAGGGTTTGACTTGTATCAGCACGAAAAGGAAAACCGAAAATTGTACTGACAACTGCTGTTTTAAAAATTTCTTTTATGAATTTTTTAAGCATTATTTTTGTATGTATATAGGATTGTCACCTGCTGGTGGTGCGCCACCGCCACCTGTCAAGCCACCCCAGTTAATAGTTTGTTCTTGTATTCTTGGCACGAACTCCAAGCCTTTGTCGCCAGAATGTAAAAAATTTTGTGTCTCAGGAGTAAAAAATAAATTTTTTGGTCTAGTCAAATCTATAAGTAAATTTTCGCAAGATATTATCACACTGAAACTATCACCATCTGTGACACTCAGAGTGTCCATTCTACCTTTGAACAATATGACTTTTTCAACTTCTTCGGCTGTTTCTGGGTGAAAGAAAAACATATTTAGGGTAACTGGTCTGCTTTGATAATTTTCTGTGGTGGCATATTCTACTATCTTGCTGTTCAGACCAGATAACGTAATAGTCAAATTTGTTGAGGATAGCTCAGCACTTTCTTCTACATTGGACACACTCAAAAATTCACCAGCGCCAATATAGGTAATCCCATCACTTCCAGTAAAATCTCCTGCACCTGTCCAAACATTGACAGCACCAGAATCGAAGCCGAGATTAACCGCATAAGCAATTTGTTGTTGATCGTTAGCTAATCTGTTAGTTATGGCTGCTGGTATGTCTCTACTAGCCATTGATTACCTCTATTGCTGTGAAAGATATACCATATAGACTGGCTTGATTGACAGACCAATTAGCTTGGTTTGACACTAACCTGAACTGTCCTTTAGGTGAGGCGAACTTAACATAGTGACCATTGGTTATGTTTTGTCTGAGTTTTGGTTCTGTTCTCACTGCATAGTTTGTGCCAGTTACAGTAGCATCTTCGACAGCTAATAGATATTGCACAGGGTCAGAGGTTGCAGAACCAGCATCGTGAACAGCCAGATAATCTCCTTTCTTGATAGTGCCTGTGCCACTAGATAACCTGTTCAGCGATAGACCAGTAACACCCTTGACGTTTTGTTGCACCTTACAACTAGCAGTAGATGATTCATCGACTAAAGCACGATCTACCACAACAGCAGTGTTAGAAGTTTTTGAGGTTATCTTAAATGTGCCATTGTTTTCGTCATTAGTAGCGCCTGACACAAGAATAAATGCACCTGCCAAAGCAGAACTAAAAATATTGTTAGCTGCTGATATTGTTTTAGTAGAAGCTGTGAAGGATAAAGTCTCGCTAGTATCTGATATTAAGTTGTCAGTTGCTAAAAATGTTTCATTGTAAGTGCCAGTATTGCTGGTGTGTGAAGGATCACCGAGCAAAAAAGTATTCTTTACACCTTGAAGTCTAGTCAAAAATGTCACCCATTCTAAAGCATCTGTTCTTTTTAGTGGTGGTAAAGTGAGTTGTGCTGTCCAAAATACTCCATCGTATTCTTGTGTTCTTTGTCTGTTAGTAAATACTGATCTACTAGCTGCTATGTTTCTGTTCAGCGTAAAAGTCACAGAGGCAAAGTTAGTGTTGGTCGGCATGTCTATAATCATCGCATCGCCTTCCTGAAATTACCGCCTCTTTGCATAGCCTCTAAAACTGCACTCTTAGAAGTCTCTGCAATATCAGGTAACATTTGTAGCACCTCATTTCTGACAGTATCTTGCACACCTGTAGCAAAGTTAAGTGATTGATTGATGACAATACCGCCTGTCTGTCCTTTTTGATGATCTATTACAGTCTCATTGGGGTGTAGAATAGCTGGGAAGCCACCACGTCCATCTATACCACCTGCTCTAGCGCCCACCCCTGTGAAGCCACCACCCTCGAATTTTGTGTCGGCAGACGGAAAGAGATGCAAACCGAAGCCCTTGTTGCCTTTTGAAAGATCAGAACTTGCAGGAAAGAAAGCATTGAATATAGGTGCGATTATACTTCTCCTGATTTGCAACCTTACTAGATCAGCTATCATAGAATCTATCAGGTCTTTAAAATTTAATTTACCTGTTTTGACAAAATCTACTAGAGCATCTTCCGCTTTTTTGAAAGCATTAACTTGTGCATTACCAAAATCTACTGTGTCGATTTGTGCATCAGTCAGACTAGCTCTATAAGCACCTAAAGGGTCAAGTAAATTTGTGACAGCAGTTGTGCCAGTATTTTCTAGTGCTACGAAAGAATCGACTAAATTTTCTACCTCTTCGTGGCTTTTACCTAAAATTTCTGTAAGTTTGTTTTTTAGTGTATCAGCAAAGTTTCTGACAGCTATACCACCAGATTGATTCGCTTCAGCGAAATCTCGCATAGCTTTATCTGCATCAACAATTTTATGATTTGTTATTGCCATTTTGATAGCTAATTTAGCCATCTCGGCTATATTACCAAGCGCTGCATGAGCCATAAATGCCAAAGCATTACCAGCGTTCTCTGCTCTAGCTGCTGTGTTTATTAGGTTAGCCTCAACACCTGCTAAGCCTATTCTAAACTGATGGAAGCTATCTAATATGTCGGCAATGCTTCTCAAAAAAACATCAAAAATAGCCAAGATTTTGTCTCTTATTGTTTCTCCAAACTTCATAACACCATCATCGTTTGCAGATACAGTTTCTTTGGTAAGCTCTTTGAAAGCTGTAGCCAAATCTTGCAAGATTGGCAAGAAAGCTATAGATATGGCTGCTGTAGCAGTTTTGAATTGTCTGTTGATAAAAGCCAAAGTATCGTTAAACTTTTCTGACTGTCTTATACCCTTTTCGCTTAAAACCAAGCCATAAGCTTTAGCCTTGTCAATATAGGCATCGAAGGCAGCACCGCCATTGTCAAGAATATCTACTATTTGAATACCAGCACGACCAAACAAGTTAGCTGCTACTGTGGCTTTCTCAGACTGTGATTGCAGACCTGCCATGCCATCTGATACCTCTCTGAGCAATACGTCCATACTTTTAGTTGCGCCATTAGCATCTGTGATAGAAACACCAAGGTCTTTGAATATATCTGCTTGAGTTTTTAAGCCTCTTTGCGCATCACCTACGGATCGTGTAAATTTTTCAAGTGACTTGTTAGCTATCTCAACCGATGACCCTGATTCTACTGCTGCTATTTGGAAAGCTTGTACTGTATCTGTGGCTATGCCAGTTCTGGTAGAGACTTTGCCAATCGCATCTGCAAACTCAAAAGAACTCCTAGCAACTAAGGCTACTGCTGTTGAAGCTGCTGTGATAGCTACTGCTGCTGTAGCTACACCCTTAGTCAAACCACCGACAACTTTACTTGCGCCACCTGCTGCTTTACCTAAACCTCTGAAGGTAGCACTTGCTTTATCTTTTGCAGAGATTAGAATTTTGTAACTTTGACTAGCCATTTTTTTGTCTTTCTGCTTTTATTCTAAAGTAAGCTGTCCATAATTGGTATTCTTCTATGGACATTTGCTGAATCTCATGCAGAGACTTGCCTAGTAATTCAGCTAATTGGAATTGATTGTATAGGCTGTGATCGGCTCTTAACTTTTTTTTACTTCTTCTTCTGGCTGCTCTGCCATGATTTCGTTAGATACTCTTATAAGGACATTACGATCTACTTTGGTGAGCAGTGTTTGTTTATCTTCCAAAGAAAAGATTTGATCGCCATTAGCATCTAAAGCTTTGTAGATTAAGACATAAGCTAACATAGTCATCTCATTGTCTTTCGCCATAGCATAGAGCTTTGAGGTTTCTTGCAGAGTAAGGGGTTTGGCGTAAATCTCAAGGGGTGCATTATCGTCACCCCACTCAGGTACAACTATTTTTTTGACATCAAGACTGTCAAAGTGCGCTTTGGCTCGATCTATTGCTTTCAATACTAGACAGTGCCGATAGTTAATGCGCCAGTACCTTGTACTGTGAATGACCTTTCTACTAAACCATCAAAGCTTTGTGTCTGTGATATACCTGTCACGATCCCTGATCCTGATAGTTGAAATGCACCTGAACCACTGCCTTCTGGTTGAAACAAAAACGCTAGACTGCTGCCAATAGTCATAGCGGTTTGCGCTGTATCTGTGTCATCGAAAAGCGCATCAATAGACGCTGTAAATGTATTTAAGGTAGCTTTGTAGCTTCTTGTAGTATCGCCCATCGCTGTATCTTCTACTGTGTCGCCTGTTTGATCGACAGTAAATGATCTGATTTCGCCAATAGCGTTACCACCTGCTTTAACTACTCCTGCTGAACCTGAAAATGTTGCCATAATTAAATACTTCCTTCTGTATGATGATAAGTTATTTGAAATGTCATTACAACAATTCCTAACGGATTATCACCTTCTCCGTTATATGATATATCTGTGTTGATTAAAAAGCTATCTAAAGCTAAATCATTTATCAATCTATCTGTAAACAAAGCTTCTTCTACTTCCTCACAAATTGTATCTATTGTATCGTCAAAGTTTGTGTTAGCTTTAACATATCCCTCTACCACTAAAGACAATACTTTTTCTATTGCTCTAGGTGGATTCGTAGTCAGAGGCTCTGAGGTCTCTTCTCTGGTGTAGATCAACAAACATGGTAGTTTGGTATTCTCGATAGGATAAACTCTGCTCTGAAAGACGTTAGAGCCTGTAGTAGTTAAACCTGTTAGTGTACTAGCTACCCTTTCTCTGATAGATTGTCTTTTGTGTGCCATTAGTCTTTATCTTTAGTATGTGAAGCGCCAAAGTAGAAAGATATGATCGCACTAGCCAAACCACCTAAGTAACCTAATACAAGATTAATCAAAGCTTCTGAGTTCTGTTCTGGTGGCTGTAGGGTGACTAAAAAGATATAACCTAAAAAGCCACAGATGACTAACAGACCCATAAACTTAGATGTCCAATCAGAAGCAAAGGTCTTTCTAGCGTTTTGTACGTCCTGAGTTTCTAATTTAAAAACATCGACCTCAAGTTCTTTCATCTTCACTTCAAAGTCTTTCTCAACCTTTTTTAGTTCTAATAATTGTTCTGGTGTTGCTTGTTGTATGGCTTTCTCTACTGCTTTTTGATTGTTCGGCACACCAAGCTTCTCTGCTATCATACTGACTGCTGCACCGCCTAAGGGTGATCCAAGCGCTGATCCCAAAGCTGGGGCTATAGTGCTGATTAGATTTTTAAGCATATCAATCCTGTAATATCAATGTTGTTGTACCTGTACCATCAGGCTGTATGTTGACTATATTATAAGTTATGCCATCTATGGCTATGGTATCTGCTGTGTCTATGTTGGTGACATCAGAAGATCGACAAGTTACGACTGGTTGTGTGCCATCAACATCGACTG